CCCTCTGGCTTTGGCTGAGGGCAGATTGAGCAGGTGAATTGCTCTTGATCAGAGCACCACGAACAATCGTCATGCCGATAGGCAGACGATGCCGGATTAGATCGAGCATTCGGAAGCAGGTAGGTGTGCCGTTGAGTTGCAGGCTCGCCGCATTCATCGCAGGCGATTCGAGCCCTGGTGCGAACGACCGTTTTTGTCTCGCCTTCGCCGGGAAGTAATTCGATGCCACAGCTACATGGTCCCGGTTTGTAAGCTGGGTCGTTGTGAAGGGCGCAGTCAGAAGCATGCTCCATTTTCTCTATCCTTGTTGGCTTATGAATGCCGCGCAGTTTGTGGCGGCTGCGGCGGCTTCTCGGCTAATTCTTTCATCCGAAAGCCTCGAATGACTTCTTTGTAGGTCGCAATCTTTTGGCGAGCCTCAGCAAGCAGCGTCGTCAGCGCATCGACGGTGTCGCGACGGTCGTACCAGACACCATCAACCTCCATCGTCTCCGGTGCTTCTTTGATCGGGGTATGCTTCCAAGCAGTAATATGGTCGCTTGTGACAACTACGTTGGTGGGGCAATCACACGATCTGACGCGGCCAGGCTTTCCGCATCCTGCGCATTTCCAATCATCGTTTTGATAAGTCATTTTCTTTAGCCCTAACTGGCGGTTATCGGCCTAGACCTGCGTACCTTCTTGGTATTTCGTGGAAAGCGGTCGGTAGTCGCTGCCAAGATCGTTTGCGGACTTGCCGCAGCCGAGGCATTTCTTGGCGGGAATTACAGTGCCGTGAAAAAAAGCGTCGTCGTAGCCGTTTGCCTTCTCGATATTGCCGCAGGCTTCGCACTCGTATTCCGCGGTGAAGTCGCGGCGATGTTGTGAGAGAATTTGTCGGATTCGCATTGTCGGAACTCCTCGTTAGCGTTGATCGGGCGAAAAGGTCAGCAAGACCCGTCGCAGGGCTTGTGTTCGCATTCCTCGCAAACGACCGGCGAGTAAGAGCAGCCACGTGCGGCCTTTCCATCAATCGTCGGCTCGTCACACACGGGGCATTTCCCGTTGATTTCATTCTCGTGGTATTCGTAAGACGAACAGCAGCTCATGTTCCGCCCCTTGATCAGTCGTTAGCAGCGGCGCTTAAGCCGCCTTGGCGAACGTAGACTGCGGATAAAGTTCTTTGGCCTTCCGCGTTAACCACTCACCGATGTGGCCGATCTTGTCGTTCTGGAAATTCTTCTCGGCCTTGAAGCCGTTCATTTCGTCGCCAATTTTCACCTGCCAGCCATCATCCCAAAAGCAGGTGACTGACACGTTGATTTCGCTGCGATAGAGCGCGCTTAAAACGGTTCCGAGATTCATCTGATCCTCCAGGGTTTGAGCTGCTTTCCAAGCGATATGATCTTGCGGCTTACGATCCGGGGAATGCTGATTGCGTGGATCGGCCATCCATTCCTCTGTTTCGCGAGTAGCGTGCTGCCGAAGCTGTTCAATGGGGTTCATGGTAAAGTTCCTTTCTCTGTCATCTATGGCCTTGATTTTCAGGTGGGTACTGACCGGCGCTTGCGGCAATCCATTGTCTACTGAACCTCTCGTGCCCAATCGGCGTGTCGCGCCACTACCGAAAAGATCGCCCCCGAGGGCGCATGGAGCTAACACTCCACATTTGAGGACTTCGACCGTCAGTACCCGCCTCAAAACCTCCAATTGTGATTGTTCATTCCGTATCAATAGCGGCGAATGTCAGCGGCGATCCGCTCGGCTGAATGCTTTCTGTGCCGACACAAATTGTTCGGTTCTTCGTCTCGTGAGCCGGTGGTGCGCTTGTATTCGTCGTTTTGCTCGATCTGCTCTTGGGCATCGGAAGCAACGGCATCGGCAATCTTGGCGCACCGCTCAGTCTCGGCTTCCAAAAGGTCGAGCAGCAATCCTGGGTCGATCAGATGCTCGGGCCAAGTGCTACTGCGCATACCCGCTCTGATGCAGGCGGCAACCTTCGGATAGTTTCGGTCAAGAAGAAGCGCCACGCGCTCGCGGCGGGCGGTGTCTAGCCGCGCTGCGGCCTTTGCTTCCTCTTGCTCCACAGTCAGATCGTGGAACATTTCGGCCATTCCCGGTCCGGTGTCTTGTGATGGAAATCCACTCATGTTGAGGTCCTTTATGTTCCGACAACAGCCTTCACAGGTTTTCTTCGATGTAGTCGGCAATCTGCGCAAAGGAATGTTGCGGTGTTTCTTTCCACCCATCGTTCATTTGGATGAGGACGCCGTGGGCAGTTGTGTCTAGGCCGAATTTCTGGAGTCCGGCTAGGCCAAGCTCTTCGTCTTGGCCGTTAGAAAGAAGCTCACCATCGAGCACCGGCACGTTGGTATAGCTGTGAGGCGTGACGAACCCATCGCCATCATCCTCGTCTATCTCGATGTCCGTCCACGTCGCTCCAGCGACCGTGCAAAGGACACCTAGGCAGCAATAACAACCCTTGTTGGTTAGGTGACCAGTCCCTTGCTCGAACTTTCCAGACCGGAGAGCCTCAACCCACTTCTGTTTCAGTACCGCATCCATTGGTTGCTCCTGTATCTATCCTTGACTCGTTGAGTGTGATCAGCGGCTAGCGCCGGTTATTCAACGCAAAACAAACTTTCTCAGCAAAGTTTTGCCATTGATATGAGTCGTATTCACCTGGCGTGCATCGAGCCAATTTGATATAGCCACTGAGAAGGTCATCCTTCTTATCATCCGGCAAGAAACAGATGAATTCTCCACCCCATGTAAACTTTCCCTTTTTCTCCCATGGCAAATCCGGTTTACCGGCGTCACTCGCCAGTGCGTCGGAGTCGTGAATGACTGTGTTGTCTTCCAAGCCGAGTTCCTTGGCTGTGAGGTGCAGGGATTTGTCTTTCGACATTTGACCGTTTCCTTATGATCAATATCCTTGGCGACGGCACCAAGAGTAAGCATCGCCAAGAGTGTTAAAGTTTTGGACGAATGCAGGGCCATTGTAGACGCCCCACCCAGTTCGCCCTTTGTGGATGCAGAAGCCGCCGCAGCGATAAAACCCAGCGCGGACCTTGCCAGACCTAAGACCAATTTCAGCCATTGTCCGTTCCCCTTGTTTCTACCCCCTCACCATACGCCTTATTGACCCGCTGTCAACCCTTATTTCGCGCAATTTCAATCATTGTTTCTAGGCTATCTCTAGCCTCCCAAAGGGCCAAGGCTATTGGTAATGGATCAATTCCTATTGTATCCCACCAGATTTGTTCCCCAGAGTTGTGTTGGGCATTCGGGAAAAGACGATGATGTCCTGCACAGAGCGGAGTGGCCCATTTATCGGTGCGGCCATTCGATTTTGAATACTCTGCCGAGCTATATCGGAGGTGCGCCGCCTCACTTGGCGTTCGTCCGCAAACGAGGCAGGGACATTTTCTCAGGTTCGTGAGGTAGGCTGGAAACTTAGTCTGTTCTTTGTATTGCGATCTGGTGGCCGTCTTATCGAGGCGCGGGAATATCTGGCGCGGAATGCCTTGGCTCATGGGTGCAGTAGCCACACCATCGTTAGACCCAATGTCAGATAATGAATAACCTGATCTGCGCCGACTCCAACGAAAAACCAGTGAACCTTTTTATCTGTCCATAGACGCGAATTGATACGGCTGGTCACATAGTCGGTAGCGAAATGTGCCATCCCATTAACAATAATCCAACCAAGCGGAAGCCTTCCGGACGCAACTCCTAAAATGAAAACTAGCGGGATAGCACCGAGCGCGAGTGTGATGGTATAGGCAGCCACGTGCATACCAAGCGCGTAATTTGATTTGCTCTTGTTCTGCGCCATCCAATCAGATTGCAAGATAAAATCAGCAACGAAATGAACTACAATTAGCCAGAGCATTCCATAGAAATACTGCATCTTATTCCTTGATTGTTAAGGTCTTGTAAAGGCTCATGACTCGGCGGCTCGCGTTGCTAGCTCGCTAGGCTTCACACCTATCATAGCCGAAACAAAATCCAACACGTCAGTTTTCGACTTCTGGAATTTGTCTTTCCCCATAGATTTAACCGACTGAGATTGTGCGGTGTAGACGGTGACAACCGACCCTTCGACGGTCACGACCGCGTAGCAGTTCATCGGCTCCACAAATCCAGCAACCCGCAACGCTTCTGATTTGCTATCGCAGACGATAGACTTTTTATCGGCATAGCCGGATTTGATAAGAGCCCATTTCCGCAAGTGCTCCTGGGTCGGGAAATCCAATGCTATATCTTCCGGAAGATTCAACCAATCTTCGTGCAATTGCGCGAAATAGTGGCGATGGGAAATGAGCGACCGTTCTTCAACGGCTTCCATCCTGTACTGTTCGCCAATTACAAACTGCTTATCCGCTACCTTTGCGAATCGCGGCAGTGGCGTCATACATTCGCCATCCCAATCATAGACGATGGCGGCGCTCACGAGGCGACCATAGCGGTTCCACTGTGAAGCTTAAGCAGGGCCTCAACCTTGCCATCTAGCTCAGTCAGAAACTCGCGGACGGCGGCTTCCATTTCCGCAATGTATTTATCATCCCGCCGAACCCGATAGACGAACAGTTGCATCAACTCTGGCAGGCGCGGGTCGTAGGATATGAAGTCGCACCAATAGCGATCCGTACAGGCCAGTTGCCATTGGATTTGAGCCATGTATTTGGATGGTACGACCTGGCCCAGAAGAGTTTCAATATGAGTTGCCGTATTTGGGCACTTAATCTCGCAAAGACCATCATCGCCTACCAACCCATCTGGGCTACAGCCGGACATTGGGATAGTCGGATGGACTGCAAAGCCAATCTCCACCACGGTCTTATCAAACCGGAATTCATAGGCCGCACGGGCGTCTGGCTCATGATCGGTGCCCCATTGCATCGCTGCGTTGCTAAAGGAAGGGGCCACAGTGCCCGTCAGGCGCTCAGCTATAAGCTCACCCATGTAGTTAGCTCGGGATGCGCCCCAACCTGTCTTTGTCTTCGCCATGACATCCGCAACGCGGCTAGCCGTGACTTTCCCGCAACGGATGGCAAACCATTCCGGGGAACCTTGGATAATGTCGTTCATGAGGTTTTAGCCTTCTTGGCGTTGAGGGCGTCCATTGCAGCCTTGAACCGCTTGGCCGGGATGTCCTCAATCTTTTCGACCTTCATGTGTTTGCAGAACTTCTGAATGTCTGCGGCAACTTCGACAATAAGGGCCTGCATTTCCTCAACCTGGGCCTCAGAAATACTCTCGCCCAAGGTGACGGTTTTGGTGTCATCGTCGTCAGACGCGGCAAGTCCAAGGGCCGCTTTCAAAGTGTATCGCTGCAAATATGTGATGGTTGATCCAACTGCTTGGATATTGTTCTTATTGCCGGTTTCATCCCGGCCAGCCGACAGAGAATTTTCCTCGGAATGGCCGTCCCGATGGGAGACGATGCAGGTAACGGTGACGGCCCCTGCATCCGTCTGCGTTCGATAACGGTATGACAGGCCAAACTTG